AAGCTGTTGCCGAGATTAAGGATGTTGCCGAAACAACAAAGATAGACCGCAATGACGCAATTGCGATGGTTCTTTCTACAGCTCCCGTCGAGATTATATACACTCCCGGCACAGGGTCCGATTCTTACGAAGGGCAGATAATCATAACGGGGTTTGACGAGAAAGCAGGGGCTGACGACACAGTTACCTATACCCTGAATTTCGAAGATGATGGAACTATTCTAACAAAAGTTGTGTAATGAAAGTACACGGAATAGAGATTAAATTTTCAGTAGCAGTCCTTTTTGATCTTGCCAAACTTAAGGGCTATAAGACCCTTAATGATTTTAAGGGGTTTAGCGAGTTAAGCCCGGATGAATTGCTGCAAGTGATTAGACTTTGTATGATTTCCGGAGAAAAGTCGCAAGGGAGAGAGTTTGATATTTCCCTCGAAGAATTGGCGGACCTTTTAACTCCTACCGATTTACAAAAAATAATAGAGCACATCACTATTCAAAATCAGGGAGAGGAGGATAAAAAAAAAGTGGTGCGGAGAGGCTGGTATCGATTCAGGAAATAAGAGGCAAGGCTCTCAATTTACTTTCTTTAGAGGAGTTCGATAGGATGACCGTCAGTGATTTCTTTTTGAAGCTCCTCTATTTTAATAAGATGGAGCAGGAGCGATTAAAAGGCTTTGAAGCGATCATAAGGGCGCAGACACATTTTCTCTTGCAGATTCAATCAAAGAGCACTATTGACATGAACAAATTATGGCCTTTGGAAGAGCAAGAAGTGAAAGAGGCTAAGTATGACTTGAGTAAAGTAAACGAAGTAATCAAAAAGGTATGGGGTTAAGTTTAAAGAGCCGGTTATTATTAGATAACAAAGAAGTCGTTAAAGGCACTAAGCAGAGTAAGGAGGCTGTAAGGGAGTTTTCAAACACCTCAAGGGGCTTTGTGGATAAGTTCGCTGGGGCCTTTGGTATATCTATGGGGCAAGTTCAAGGTTCCGTAAAAGCCTTTCAGGGAGCGATCATATCAGTTTCAGGAGCCCAGAAGACAGCAGCGGCCTCTACGGGATTGTTCTCAAAGGCGCTTAAATTTCTAAAGGTAGCACTTGTTTCGACGGGAATAGGGGCTATCGTGGTGGCATTAGGCTCTCTGGTGGCTTATTTCACTAAATCACAAGATGGTGCAGATAAGTTAGCAAGGATGATGGCACCTCTCAAGGTGGCCTTTGCTTTGGTAACAGATGCAGCAGCAGCTGTTGGCAGGGCTATCGTGGGGGCTTTTGAAAACCCTAAAGAGGCAATTACTAATCTCTGGGAATTCATTAAAAATCAATTTGTCAACAGACTTGAAGGCTTAGGGATGGTGATAAAAGACTTAGGCAACTTGCTTTATTCAGCTTTTACCTTTAGGTTTGGAGACGTGAAAAAGGCTTGGCAAGACTTGCAAAGCTCAGCGATGCAGGTCCTCACAGGGCTTGATGAGCAAGAGAGGGAGAATGCCAAGAATGCTATTAACGGAGCTATAGACGCTACGAAAGCCAAGCTTAGCGAATCGGACAAATTAGAAGCCCGGGAACAAGCTTTAGAGGATAGAAGGATAGCCTTTATCGAAAGAAGAGCAAAATTAGAGGCAGAGATAGCAAAGCAAAGAGTTATCGCTAATGATGAGGAGAACTACACCCTTCAGGAGAATTTTGCAGCACAACAAAAAGCCATTGAACTTACAAAACAGCTATATGCTGAACAAGCAGAGATAGAGAGGGAAGCAACAAGTATAATGGAAGGGCAATTGGCTCTTTCTGAAAATATGCGAGAGGATAATAGACGACTTGCAGAGCAGAGAGCGAAAGAGATAGGAGTTTTGACACAGCAAGATGGGCAACTAAGGACACTGCTTAGGCGTCAAACGACATTAGGTAACAAGGTGGAGAAGGAGAGAGAAGAGCAGGAAAAAATACTATCTTTAGAACAACAGAGGGCCTCCCTACCTGTCCTCCCTGACGCTCCGACCTTGGATCTCCCACAAGCGGAGATGACAATCAAGTTCCCGACCGTGGAGCAAGTGAGAAAAGATACAGAGCCGATTTTAGATGCTACGGAAGAGATAGGGCAACAGTTTATCGACTTCGGGGGCTTGATTAATTCAGGTATAGCCTCTTTTGCTGATTCTTTAGGGCAACTTTTTGCTACTGGTGATGTAGAGATGTTCGCAGATAACATGTTATCAACATTCGGCGGATTGGTTAAAAGCTTAGGACAACTTATTTTAGCGATAGGAACGGGAATGTTGGCAGCGGAAGCTTCTCTGAAGTCATTAAATCCCTTCGTGGCGATAGCAGCAGGTGCTGCACTTATAGCTTTAGGTTCTTATTTTTCAAACGCCACTAAGCAGTTAGGGGGCAGTATTTCTAACGCAGGGAACTCATCAGGGGGGACAATAAACACCCTCCCGACCAACGCAACGAATGTACAACCGCAGACATTACAAGTAGTGGTATCAGGAGAACTGAAGGCAAGGGGTAACACTTTGGTGGGGGTGATTAACAGCGAAAACAACAGAAGAAATCTAACGACATGATTAAGTACATAGCAGGAGGAAAAGATATAACCGGGGCTTTATTTGAGATAGAAATTTCGGATGAAGATTTCACTGGCACAGCTCAAGAGCTAAAAATGGGCTCTTCGCCCCTTTTGAGAATGGATGATGGAGGAAGGATAAAAGGCACCTCCTTGGAGTTCTCTTTACTCTCCGAGACAGCAGGAGCTCTGGCAGACCTTTATACTACCGACCCGTTTAAGCTTAAAGTGGAGTTAAAAAAAGACAGTAGTGTTATCTGGACTGGCTATATCTTGAGGGAGCAATATAGCGAGGATTATGTAAAACCTCCTTATGCTATTAATGTAACCGCGGCGGATGGATTGGGGATCCTCAAGGAGATAGAATTCGACTTAGAGGGACAAAAAACCCCTATCGAGCTGTTTTATGCGGCGTTTAATAAGGTTCATTTACCTTTAGATTTAGCTGTATATTCGAAACTGATAGCATTCACTGGCGATGGAATGCCAGAGAGGTGGTTAGAAACTTGCTCTTTCGATGTGACCGGCTTTGCTGAGGATTACTACGAGATGTTAGAGAATCTTTTGGACACTCTGAATGCTCACATAACACAAAGGGGTAATAGATGGGTTTTTGAGAGGGTTTCTGCTATCTGGTACGATGGTTTTCTTTATTCTAATGGCGTGTATGTTAGTTTAATAAGCCCTGTCAATTCAAGTATTAGTCCAATCGGATCTTTAAGCCTATCGGTAGAGCCCTCTAAGAGGGATATTAACTTTAAAAGCCTCAAAACTTACCCTTCAAGTATAACTAAAAATCATCTATTCGAAGATAATCTTTTTTGGGGATTAATCGATACAACCTACTCTTCTTTTGAGGGAGAGAGTTACGCTAAGATGCAGAAAGTCACACAAGCCCCACGGATTTCACAAACTTTTAAGGCAGGTCAGGGTTATTCTTACACACTAATAATAGATTTCACAAGCATAAGCACCAACACGGCGCCCCAAGAGTTAGGGGTTTTTCTCTCCAACAACAGTCGCTACCTTACAAATAATGGGTGGGTAACTAACCCGGAAAGGATTAAAATAACAACAATCCCGACTTCAGGGGAGATGGCCGAGAGAAGCCGCACAGAGATTAAATTCCAAGCCTCCCCAGCTCACACGGGATTTGAGGATGACTATTATTTGGCAATTAGAGGAGTGGATGATTCGGATGTTGAGATTAGAATATACGAAGTGTCTGTAGTTATCACCGCTCCACAAGAAAAATTACTGGATGCTACGATAAACGCTAATGCTACACAATCAGCAAGTGACGCTACTATATTTGTGTCGGATCGAGAGATGATGCCTAATAGGTTAAATTTCTGGAATCGGGGAGGCATTCTCCCGACTTCCTTTAAACATGAATTCGGCACAGCGAGTGATTATGATGTAATGATAGCGAAAGACATTATTTGTGGACTTGTGATTAATAGGACAAGATTATCAGGTAACGTTAAGGAGATAAGCGATTATTATACAGATCCGCAAACATTAACAAAATATTTTGCTACTACTTATGATTATGACTTGCTAAATAAGATAGTAAACATCGAACTCATTGAAGTTGCCCCTCACATAACAAGTCTAACCCTTGCACCTTTTGTTGAGGGCTCCTATTCACAGCCCTCAACGGGGGGCACTTCAGGAGGAAGCGCAGGAGGGACAGGGTTAGTTTTGGGGGAGACCGAATTAACAGCATATAGAGGAGATAGAGGGAAAATAGCTTACGACCACTCACAAGAAAGCGATCCGCACTTTGATAGCTCTTTGACTAAGACAGCTGTGAGTAGTCACATCAATTCCTCTACGCTACACTTTGATAGCTCTTCAGGGGTGGGCAAGGTGACGAGGGCACAAGCAGCCTCTTTAGTGGGAAATCTTGGAGATGGTTCAGCTCTTACAACGCAGGTGAACACAAATAAGTCTGACATCGAAACCTTAGAGACAACAGTAGGAGGGATAGAGACTGATTTGAGTGGCAAGGCAGATTTGAACGGTGACATAACAGAAAATTTCGCAGCAAACAATATTACCGTAAACAAGATTACTTTAAACGGGGTTGAATTAACAATAGAAAGCGTATGAGTGCACCTCTGACAGCATATCATAATAAAGTTATCCGAGACCACACAAATCTGGATGATTACCAGTTTTGTAAATTCTTGGCAGAATATACAGACATAGGGGAGCATTTTTATCTGGATAAGATTGTCAAGGGTAAGGATGGTGATTTTTACTTCATAGGAGGCTGTTTAGCTACTTCCGATAATCTTAAATATCACGCTCTTGCGAGGAGAGGAGAGGCTTTTGATGATTTTATTATTTTTAAGGATGGGGGGTTGAATACTTTAGGTCACGCAGAAATACTTTCAATACTATCTAATTTAAGTACGGCTTATGATGATGATTTTTTAACCTATAAGCCGAGATTAAATAATACAGTGGCTTGGGCTAATTTCAAAAGCGCTTACTATTTAGACTCCTCGGAAATGAGAATTGAGATCAAAAACGAATTAAACAACTTCGTTCCGATAAAAGTTATTGGCGGTTTGGCGGAGAAATTATCTTGGAACGACAAGACAACTGTAATTGAGAGTGATGTTATCAATGTTATAGGGTCTAAAACTTTTAGGGCTACGATAGAAAATCCGGAGGGTATTTTTAATTCTAACGAGATTACAGCTACTATTTACCGAGGTTATGCTGTGATGAAGTTTAACCCTGATTATGCATCTTACGCTTATAATGGTTCAACTACAAGAGAAATCTATTACGATACAAGAGAGCTACAAACGGTTCAAGACGGAACTGGACTGGTGACTTCATTCAGTAAAAATGATGTGTTAGAGATGATCTCTTCTGATATAGCTGACGGGGGATTTTATATAAAAGATGGCAAATGGTATGAATGGGATTATTATGTACCTGATGATGATTATAGATTAATAAGAAGTGGATTTTGCACTAAGTGGGGATGGCCAACTGACGACCCTAATTATCAGTATAATCCTGAATTTTATACTAACATACAGACAGAATTCAGCGAAGCAACCCTGTCAGTCACCTCTTCAACTCTAACCTTGACACCTGGTGATGATGACATATCCAAAACACCTCCTGAATTCCCAGATGCATCATATGATTTGACGATAAATTGCAGTATAGCACTAACTAATAAGACTGTTTATTTTTACATCTTAACAAGTTCAATGATTCCCTATCTTATAGGTTCAGATACTACTGGTTTTGGGAGTACAAAACAATTCAACCTCTCAGGCACTTTTGATTCAATAGGGCTAACCCCTAAAGCAGGAGAGAGTTTTTATATACAAATCAAAGATTACTAACAATTTAAATTAAAAATTATGATTATTGGACAAGATTCAGCAAAGAAAGGGTTTTTGTGGTATTTTATTCTATTACTGAAGCTCTTCGCAGGGGTGGCAACTATTGCTTGGTGGGGAAGTTATCCTTTCATCGGAGTGATAGGGGTGCTTGCTACTGTGCTATTCATTTACGAGCAAGTTAGAGGGTTTAAAACTCTTTCTGATTAAACGAAACAACCAAAGGCGTTTAACGCTATTGTTTTACGCCTTTTTTATTAATTTTAGGAAAATTTAAAGATGAAAAAGAGGATAGGCAACGACATATCGTTAGAAATTACATTAAAAAGGGTAGATGGCTATTCGGAGGGAGAGCCTATTTTGGTTGATGCTGACCTCTCCAACGCAGTCAATTTAAAGGTGAGCGCTTATTTGCAGTTCATCAAAGATAAATTTGAAGTACCTTTTTCAAGGGTGGATAATGTTTTTAATATTGTTATCCCGGCTTCTTTTTTGAAAATAGGCAAACACAACATTATCATTGAGTACCAAGAGCCAGATGCATCAATAGAAGGCGGATTTGCCTCTGTTGCTTGGGACAAAGTAGCTGTCTTTGAGGTGGTGGATCATTCCGAAGAAGAGACCGAGGGCGACACTGAAATAACAGCTATTGTTAATTATTCCACTTCAGGAGCTACCTTCACTCCTACCATTGCAGTTCAAGGAGAAGAAATTATTTTGAGCTGGTCAAACGACAAGGGGTTGACTAACCCCGACCCTGTAATTCTCAACGAGGGTATTCCGGAGGCAGTTTTAGCAGCTAATGAAGCAGCCACAGCAGCGAACAATGCAGCGACCTTAGCTAACGAGAAGGCAGGGTATGCCAACACACAAGGCGACTACGCAAAGGAACAAGGGGAATTAGCTCAAACAGCGAGAGAAGGGATTGAAGGAGACCTTGCTGCCAAAATCGACAAATCCTCAATCACTTCCGAGCTTGGCGATTCCGAGGAGTTGGTAATGAGCCAAAAGGGGGTTAAGGATGAAGTGCAAAAACTGCAATTGGCAGACACCGAGCAATCCCACTCCATAAAACTCATCGAGGATACACTCAACTCAATCAACATAAACCAAGAAGCCACAGCCGAAGTAGAGGGATATCAAACTGTTTCGCTTCCTAAGACCGCTGCAAATGCTGGGATGGCTGTAAAATTAGAGGGGCAGAGTGCTTTGAATCTATTTGCAAACGGAGATTTCAGGAATGGGTTAACGGGATGGGACACATCACTTAGCGAATATACTTACGCAGTAGCAAGTGGAATCCTTACGGCTACGCGCGTGACAGATGGGGATTATGTCGTCATTCTTAGGGTAAAAGGGGGAGAAACTCCACCTAATAGTGTTATGTACACACGATACAGGGTCAGAGTACTACAGGCTGGGGCGACATTCATCTCAGTAATCTATGCGGGGGTGGTAAATAATATTATTAGCAGCCCCAATGCTAATCAATGGTATGATGTTATTGATAGATATGCAACGGGTTCGAGTACTGGTATTAGATCGGGAATTAGAGTAATGTATCCAGCCAGTCAAGCACTGACCGGTTACGCAGTAGAAGTAGAATATGGAATGCAACTCAACCTCACCGCCGCATTCGGCGCAGGAAACGAACCTACAGTTGAAGAATGCGATGCAATGTTTGCTGACTACTTCGAGGGCGTTAAATCTTTCGAGCCAACTGGCAGGGTTAGGAGTGTTGATGCATTAGGACTAAACCCTACTAATCTCTACCTCCAATCCCCTATACTCCGCTCCAACGGACTTGTAAAAGACGAAATCAGGAAAGGAAGCAATGGGTATGAGTTGGTTAAGAGAGTGGGCGATTTGGGAGAGGTGCTTGCCGAACCAGTAATCACCCCAATCCCTTACGCTGGACTTCTCAATTCAAACTCTAATGGCACTGTATATCACGAACCTTACATTGCTGATGCAGGGGTATATGATAACGGAATAACCATACAATCAACCGACTACCCAATTTCCGAGATTGAGAAGATAATCAAATGGGAAAATGGCGTTGAGTACCTTTTGGATGTTGCCGATGCTGTTATTGCGATTGATGGACTAAGTTTCACACACCCCGATTTGGCAGATGGTGATTTGGTAATGTTTACCTACGCATACGACCTTGAAAGCACAGTTGGAAAGATGACTTTGACGCATTATGATTCAAGATATGTAATAGCAGACACGGCAAATGGCAAGTTTTACAAGCATAAAATTGTATCAACAAACGGAGTACCCACAATAGAATTGGAGGAAGTATAATGGATGAAGTTTTTTTGAACGCATTAGCAAATAGGGCGAAAAGTAACCCTGAGTTTCTGAATCAACTGCCCGAAGATATTAGGGGGCAAGTGGAGGAGAAGCTCAATGACAATTGACAACACCGATATAACCGTTTACAGACTTTCCTTCCCGTTCACCTTGTTCGCTGAAGGAATGGCTTGGCGGGGGAAAGTGTATCTGAAAGACCCTCTACGGGCTTCGGATAGGCTTGTAAGGCATGAGATGATTCACGTTGCACAAGGGTTTAAGTTACGAACCTACCTGTGGTGGTGGCTGAAAAGAGGGTATAAAAATAATCCTTTTGAGCTTGAGGCTAACAAGTGGGAGCGTGAGTGTAGGGGCTGGGATTACAAGAATTAAACAACGAGCAAGATGATTAATTTAGAAAAGCTAAACGCAATCGCCAAAACCGACACAGATTGGAAAAAATCAGCCGAATATCGCACTGCTAATAAAGAGAGGCTGTATAGACAGGCAAAAGAAAAATTAATAGAGTTAAGAAGAAAACAAGATGAAAACCTTTAACTTACAAGGCTACGGAGAAGTGAAAGTTTACCCTATGCCGTTTTTTATGAAACCGTTTGCGATAGCTTTCGTGTGGAGCAAGAAAATCAGATGTTCAGCTTCACACCCCTCACAGAGATTAGTAAGGCACGAGATGATACACGTTATACAACAGGAGGAGGTAGGTTTTTTGAAGTTTCTTTGGTTATATGTGAAACTATGGTTCAAAACAGGACTAAGTTACTACAGGCACCCTATGGAAAGGGATGCAAGGGAGTGGCAAACGGAGGAGGGGTTTTTAGCTCTAAGACCGAACGAAAATTGGAGGAGGTATTTATGAAACTACACTTACAAAGGAGATTCAAGGGCGAAAATTACACAATTGGCTCACTCTATATCAATAACACCTACTTTTGCGACACCTTAGAGGATAGAGTAAGGAATATCCCAGCAGAGGGGAAAGTGTGGGGGCAAACGGCTATTCCAGAGGGAGAATATAAGGTAATCCTGAACTATTCCCCGAAGTTCAAGCGACCCCTTCCAAGATTATTAGATGTGCCGTATTTTGAGGGCATTTTGATACATCGGGGTAATACCGCAACAGATAGTGCAGGGTGCATCCTGGTTGGCGAAAATAAAGTAAAAGGCAAAGTTGTCAACTCAACGAAGTATGAAATAGAGCTTGTAAGATTAATTTTAGATGCAAGGGCAAGGGGAGAAAGCATAACGATAATTATAGAATGAAAAACACACTTGTCATAACGCTTATAATAGCCCTTATTTTGGCTTCTTACTTTTTGGGTAGGCGAACCCCCACAGAAGTGGAGATAATCAAAAGGGACACTATTACCGTGGTGAAAACCGACACTATAAGGATAACTAAGGTGAGAGAAATAGAGCGAAAGGTGGTAGACACTATCCTTGTAGCCGTGAAAGACACAATCCTTATCAACGACACGACATTTATTCAACTTCCCCGGGAGCAGAAAATCTACACGGGAGAAAATTACAAGGCGTGGGTAAGCGGTTACAGGCCCGAATTGGATTCGCTCACGATAAATCAAAAGACAATCATAAAAGAGATAACCAACACCGTTGAGCGGAAGTGGGGAATAGGTGTTATGGGCGGTTATGGAGCAACAAAAGAAGGGTTGAGCCCTTTTATAGGAGTAGGAATTTACTACAAAATTTTATAACATGAGAAACTGGCTATTTGAACACTCTAATAACTTTGTCAGCGGAGTGATAATGAGTATAACAGCTTATTATACACCTTGCAAGGGTGTTATTTATGTCGCAATAGGAGCTGTGTTATTGGACTTTGTTACTGGGATTATAGCATCATTGATTGAAAAAAAAGGGATAAAAAGCTCTAAACTATGGAAAACGCTTTTTAAACTTTTCTTTGTGGTGCTATTCATCATGCTGTTATACTCAATGGACGCCGAGTTCCATATCATAGAACTACATAGGCTTGTAGCTTGGTTGATAGTAGGCTTCGAGGCGTGGTCTATTCTGGAAAATATGGCACGAATTACAGATCATCGCATTTTCAGGATTTTAAAAAAGTTTATGGAAGATAGAATCGAAAAACAGACTGGCATAGATTTGAACGAAGAAGATTGAATTTGTTATTAGAATATTTTTGATTACATTTGCTCTTGAGTTTTCATGATATTTTAGGTTTTAGGTTTTAGTTACATGGTTAAGTTTTTAGGGGATAGTCGAGAGATTCTCCCCTTTTTTTATGCAAAATAAACAAAATAAATTTGCAGGATTAGAATATTGTTTGTATATTTGTAATCGAATAAACACAAAAAATATGAAAGAACAATTGGACTACGAACTAAAACAAATCGGCAAACTAATTGCTAATGAACGCAAAAAACAAGGATACAACAAGTATCACTTTGAAAAGGAGCATGGCATAATTAACACCCAGATCGATTACATCGAGAACGGCTCCAGGAACTACAACTTAAGAACCTTACTTAAGGTTTTGCAGACATTAAACCTAACCCTAAAAATTGAGAAAAAATGAGACCAAGAAATTATTTTCAACACGCTGAGCCTATCGATCCTTGCGAACAGGTAGACGACTTTGACGAGATTGCCGAAGAAATCTACAATCAAGACGAAGAAAAGGGCATGGAAGATTATTACAACGAAAAATACTAACCATGAAAGCAAAAATCCTAAAAACTAAATTTAGAAAAGAGGTGCCGAGCAAATTTGGCACCCTCTATTCTCACGAGATTCACTACGATGATAAAATTGCGTTCTACTCCTCCAAAAAGAAAGAGCAGACTTTTTTTAAGGAGGGGCAAGAAGCGGAGTTCACCGAAGAGGAACGAATCTACCAAAAGAAAGATGGCTCAAAGGGCAAGTTTATAGTGATAAAACCCGAGCGACCTCAACAAAGGCAGTCGAGCTACGGTAAGGCACTCACAAGAGAGCAGTCGAGGTATTCTGGATTTGCAGATTCTTACACAAAAGACCTTATGGTTGCCAAGATTCTCAAGCCTGAAATTGAAGCTAAGGACGAGGAGTATAACGACATAGTGATGGCTACCTTCAAAAAAAGAGGCTTTGAAATATTCGAACACCTTGTGCAACTTGACAAAACTCTTGAGTTATGATATTATACAATTTTGAGCAACATTCTGAAGCTTGGTTTGAAGCCCGAGCAGGTAAGGTTACCGGCACACGATTCGCTTCATTGGTCTCTGGTAAGACGACAAAAGGCTATCAGGACTTAGTTGCTGACCTAACAAGTGAGATAATAACCGGAGTAAGAGAGAGTGGTTTTGTGAGTGCAGATATGGAGCGAGGCACCCTAATGGAGCCATTTGCCCGGGAATGGTATACAGATAACATTCAACCGGTCCAAGAGGTAGGCTTTATCACTCCTGACGAGGATAGTCCTTTTGCGGAATGGGTAGGCATCTCACCAGACGGTTTAGGGAATAATTACGGATTAGAGATAAAATGCCCAAAAGCCAAGACCCTTTTAAACTACATTGAGGGGGGTAAATTGCCCTCTACATACACTCATCAAGTACAGGGCTCACTTTGGGTAACAAAGTACGAATTTTGGGACTTTCTGGCTTATGTGGAGGGGATGAAGCCTTTTCTTGTTAGAGTGGAACCAGATGAAGCGCTTTTTAAGCTATATGAGGAGTGTTTAGGGGAGTTAATTGAGCAAGTAAAAAACAAGTTAGAAATTTATAAAAATTACAGCTATGAATAAAGCAATTATTATAGGAAATGTTGGCAAAGACCCCGAGATTAAGAAATTCGACAACGGTCAAGTGGCTAACTTAACAATAGCAACAACTGAAAAATATAGTAAAAACGGCGAAAAAGTGGAAGTGACTGAATGGCACAATATTGTTGCTACCGGGAAGTTATCAGAAATTATTGAAAGATGGGTAAAAAAAGGTGACAAAATCCTAATTGAAGGAAAAATCCGCACCCGTTCATACGAAAAAAACAACGAAAAAAGGTATGTAACTGAAATCTTCGCTCTCAATATGGAAATGTTAGGAGGAAAAAGAAATTCTGAACCTTCCGAAACTACCGACCTGCCACCTGTCGCTAACGACACAGATTTGCCCCTCTGATGAAATTCCTGATCACAAACGAACACTCCCGGAGGGTGGTTTTTGAATATCTCGAAAAACTTAATTTAAGCAAGAAATATTCCGTTGAAATCACCCTCAAGAGGGAAACACGCACTTTAAGTCAAAACAGGCTGTATTGGCTGTATTTGGCATGTTTAGAGCAGGAAACAGGCAATGATAAAGAAGCCCTGCATGACTTCTTCAAAAGAAAATGGCTCCGAAAGAACACTACAGAGTTGCGAAATGAGCAGATAATTAGCGTATATTCAACGAAAGAGTTGAATACTGTGCAATTTAAAGCCTACATTGACAAAATAGTTCTTTTTGCAGCAGAAGATGGCATAATTCTCCCCGATCCGAATGATTTAGCGTGGAGCCAATTTTACGAAACTTATAAGGATTTTATTTGATAGATAAGAATAATTTACTATATTTGTACAGCCAAACGACAAAACGCTTAAAAGTATGAAAAATAAAGATATAAATAACACCCTTATAGGGAATTACACAAGGTGCGGAGTTTGGCGACTATCATACTGCCTTGTGTTTTTCTTTATAGGGGTTTTTAATTTTTGAGAGATGAGCTATAAATTACTTGCACAAGGGCAATGGTGGAATGTTAATAAGCAGATAGCCAAATCTGTTGGCATCGAAGCGGCGCTATTGCTATCTGAATTAATTGGAAAATACCTATATCACAAAGAAAACAGTCAAATGATTTCAAGAGGTGGATTAGATTATTTTTTCTATACATCAGATGATATTGAGGAGCAAACAACCCTTTCATATACTCTGCAGAAAAAGAATATTAAAATCTTAGAAAAAGCAGGGTTTATCAAAACTTGCTTGATGGGCATTCCTGCAAAACTACATTTCACTATCGATGAAAACAAGATTTCAGAATTTCTTAAAACTGGTATTGAGAAAAACTCAAAACTATATATAAAGAATAAAGATATAAAGAATAAAGATAAATATATAGATGAATTTGATGATGAAAATTATGAAAATAATGAAACGATTATTGATGAACGACCGTACAACAACCGGTCATCGAAATACCAGGTTTATCCGTTCGATGAGTTCTGGAACGACTACGATAAAAAAGTGGGAGATAAGGAGAAAATAAGGAAAAAATACGACAAGTTACCGAACAGGACAAAATTGGCAATAAAAGAGCACATTCCAAAATACAAATCAGCTCAACCAGAAAAACAATTCCGAAAAAATCCTGAAACATTCTTAAATAACAAGAGTTGGGAGGATGAGTTAATTTACGCAGCTCAAAAAACAATAAAAAATGCACATCGACATGGACAAGTATCTTGCATTCCTGGGGGAAAGCAAGGTCGAACAACGCTATAAATCACGATTTGAGCAAGAGGATGTTTTTTTAGCCTTGAAAAAGACATATGAAAAAAACGTCATAAAGTACCAAAATATCGATTCTCACATTCAAAAGGTATCCAGATGGCTTTGTGGGGACTTTAAGGCAGGATTGTTACTTTATGGCACGATAGGAAGCGGAAAAACAACTCTTATGAACTCACTTGTTAAGTTTCTCACTATAACAGAGCCCGGGATTTCAAAAGGCAAGTATTCGGCGATTGATATTGCAGAGAAATTTGAGCAGGGCGAGAAGGATTTTATTATTGACAAAAAAATGCTATTTATAGACGACCTGGGAGAAGAGCCTTTGACGATAAAAAATTACGGCAACGAGAGAAGCCCTTTGATTGAGCTGTTATATAAGCGTTATGATCGTAAACAATTTACGATTATCACTACTAATTTGCTTGAAAAGGAAATTGAAGAGACATACGGGGCGCGAATTGCTGATAGGATGCACGAAATGTTTGATCGTATATACTTTGATCACGCAAGTTTTAGAAGAAAAAAATGAAAAGAACTCAAAAAAAGTGAAAATAATTGCAAAAAAGTTTGGTAATTAAAAAAGTATTTGTATCTTTGTATCAGAAACAAGCACGAAAAACACACTATCATGAAAAAACATTACTATGTAACCTACGACAACGCTAAAGGCAACAAATCAACAATGATCGTTGAGGCCAGAAGCGAGAAAGAAGCCTTGAAAAACGCAGAAAATCTTTGTTGGACGGGCTCTAATTTTAGAAGCCCGGAAGAAACTACTCCTGCAGAAACTTTTGGAGAGAAACGCAGAAGAGAGGGTTATGGAATTGAGAATTTGATTCAGAGAGCAGTTAAAGAAGCTGAAAAAATCGGGTGGAAAAATGTATTTGATATTTCAGCAAACGAGTACAGGGCGGAGATAATGTGTTATAATACGCCAGAGAATCATCTGATGACATGGAGAAAGTATTCAGAAGATAAAGACGCTGTAAGATTCTCGAAAAACGACATCAATGTAATAATCTCAAAAAACCTAAGAAAATGAAAATCAAGAAAACATTAATCGGAATACTTGCATTTATATTTTTGACTGTATTTTTTCTCCTGATGGGCGGAGAAGTCCAGGATCCGAAATTGGAATGGATCCTACTGCACTATATCGCAATGTTCGCGTCTGGTTTCTTAGCCATATTTCTGATCAAAAAAGCAAAATGATGGCAAAGAAAAAGAAGGTACAAAAACCGACTTACAGGTGTAGGGATTGTCGATTTGTACAATTAGACTACGGCAATCTCACTATAAATGAAAGAGAACCCTTTATGGGGTGGTGTAAATACTGCACACATAAGTTTTTAATAGACACAAATTATTGTGAAAAATTTAAGAGATGAATTTAGAAATAACAGGATATAAAGACAAGCACGAATATGTTTCTGAAAAGGGCATAAGGTCAGTTGTGTGTCTAATGGATTGTATGGAAGGGTTAAAGCAGATGCCAGATAAGTATTTTGAATTAGCGATTGTAGATCCGCCGTATTTTGATGGGCCGCAAAAGCCAAATTACTACAAAGGAACAAAGCAGGTTTGTAATGTTGGAAAATATAAAGACCTAAGTGGTAGTTGGCAACTCCCAACTGCTGAATATTTTGAGTTCTTAATCAAATCAAGTAAAAACCAAATAATTTGGGGCATCAATTATTTTAATTACCTATTGCCGGGTGGGAGAATTGTTTGGATTAAGGGAGAGTCTGGGAGCCCCTTTAGTATGGCAGACATAGCATACCAGAGCTTTTATAATAGAATAGATACTTACAAATACATATGGAGTGGATTTTGGCAACAAGAGGGGTTTAAGAGGGAAGATAGAATCCACCCGACCCAAAAGCCCGTTGCATTATACGAATGGCTTATTAAAAACTACGCCAAACCTAATGACAAGATATTAGACACCCATTTAGGCAGCGGGAGTAGCAGAATAGCAGCTTGCAAGGCAGGGTTGAATTTTATGGGATTCGAGTTAGACGAAGATTACTTTAAGGCAAGTGTTAAGCGATTTAACGAATACACAGCACAAGGAATTTTATTTTAAAATGAAAAACACAGACCTCTTTTGCGGAGGGAAACAACTAAAACAAGCAGAATAAACAATCAAAATCATGAAAGAAACAACAAAGAAACAAATTATGTACGATAGCCCAGAAGCTGCTCGTTACCTTACTAATATCAAAGGGTGGGTCGATATAAACAACCGATACTGGGGAGATTCGAAAAGCGCGGAGCATTTAGCACGTTATTCAAGTTGTACTCATACTAAATGTGAGTGCGGAATTGTCATGCAAAAGGGATACATGTATTGCGAAGAATGTCGAAAGAAAAGAAATATAGAAAGATACAATAAGTTTCCTTTTGAAGAATACACGGGGCAACCTGTATATTCTGATTTAGCTGACAAATATTTTCACGACTCGGATGAAATAGACGAGTATTGTGAAGATGAGGGAGTAGCTCCAGAAGAATTACGCCTACAAATTTGCAGACCATTATATTATCAAGAAGTCCAATCAGATTACTGGGAAGAGGTTATACCAGAGGATGGTGATATAGATAGTACTTTGGAGAAAGCTTTAGAAGAATTCAATAAAGTTATACGAGCCCTACCACCAGCAAGTTATACGCCTGCTGATATTAGAACCACCTATAAACCCAACTTATCATGAAACAAATAAACAACACAAAATCCGAAGTTTACTTGTCAACATTTGACAATTCAGACACTTTACTCCTTGTGAACGAGGAGTATAAGAATTTAAAGAATGTATGCGTTGCCGTTAAGTTCGGTGATATAGTAATCAAAATCAGCCCCCGAAACACCTGTAAATGCACATGGGGCGAAGCGATGGAAAAGCACAAGGAAGAGCTAATGAACCCTGCCTTTTGGCAGATGGTGGGAACTGTTTATCATGAGGTGAATCAAGCACTTGAAAAGCTTGGACATGACCCGATAAGGTATGTGTGGACAGATACTGAAGATAACGACCCGCAGTACTCCGGCTACCTCGCCTGGTCCTACTACGGGACTTACGGCAACATGGAAGCTGGCCACAAGAACCATAGCCGCAGTGTTCGCGCCACAAAAGTGTATAAAATTGATTAACAAATAATATCATGACAAAATTTAAAGTAGGGGATAAGTTTATTCCCCATAGACCGAAAAATGTAAACGAATACCCGTGTTGGAAAGAAGAAATGGCTGAGGTTGAGGGGAGATTACTCACTATCTCGATGATTGATGGATATAACAACCTTATTACAAAAGAAACCTCTTGGTCATTCAATCCTGACTGGTGCGAAAAAGTAGAACATATCGGTGACAGCAATGCAGAGACAACTAACCGAGCACAACCAATAAAGCCAAGATTTCCTGCAGACAGGATAGAAAAGGGACAAAAGCCCGATACCCCCAGCTGGGACGAAGAGTGGGAACATATCATTGAGCCCAATGAAACGATAGACTGGGAGCAGCGGAGATATGAGATTGCAAAGCATTGTTTGGCAGCTCAAATCAACGGAATATATGAAGCAGAAGATTATACAAAAGAAGTTAATTGTGCAATTCAAGCAGCAGATGAGTTGATTAAACAACTCAAAGAATCATCCGAAAAATAGAATAAGAACAATTTAAATCTAAAACAATGAGAAATATAGAATTAAACAAGAAAGTGACCTCAATAGAGGTAGGGGATAATAAGATCATTATCAACTTGGAAAAACAGTATATCCCAGATGAGGGAGAGTATTTTTATGTAAAAACTAAATACTATGGGTTTGAATATATTGCAATAAAAAGAATGGGTAATAAAATAACCGATAAATATGTTTCAGTTAGTTTAGATACGAGAGTGACAGATTATTCTGGTCGGTGCGCCTCAGATAAGGACATAGATATTATCCGCCCTGCCACAGCGGAAGAAAAAGAACTACTTGATAGAGGTTTAGAAAATAGGGCTAAAAAATGGAATCCTGAGACAATGCAAATTGAAGATGTACCAAAGGTGGGTGACTTCTGTATTTTTTGGGATACTTCTAAGAAGTCCGCAAAATGCGCAATACTTGAGGAGATCACGATAAATTGTTTTTATCCTTACAAATCTTCATGTGGAAGTTATGCTAACTGCATCAAATTTCAATCTATTGAACGCTTTAAAGATTTTATAAATGAATAGACAAATAACAGAGAAAGAATTAAAGATAGCCGCACGACAAGTAAGATTACAACACGGAGTTATCGAGTATCTCATTGCAAAGGTTCGGGAGAATCAATCTTATTACGAAAAACAACTGAAAGATGACCTACATACAAAAACTAAATGAGATCAAAGAGTGTGCGAAAAAGCACTCTAAAAATCAAGCCGAGATCCGGAAGCTAATAGACGAAGCTTATTTCTTAGGGAGGGAATCGAGACTGGAATTGACAAGCGACAAGAAGCAGTTGCTCGACAAGGTCATCAAAGCTTCCGGACTAACTATTGAAGAGTTAAGGGAAAAATATCAAGGTCCTAAAATGGTTGATATTCGTAGCATCGTTTACTATCATTTGAGACCGATTTTTACCTTTGAGGATATTGGCAAAATCTTTGGCAAGGCACACGCTACTGTGATGCATTCTGTGCAGAGATATAAAAACCTTTATCAGTATGATCGTGAGTTTAGGATAACAGCAGATAATTTTATAAAAAGACTACAAGATGAAAACTAAAGATTTAGAAAACTACTTAATGAAAGGCAACAAGATTACAAAATTAGGGGCCTTAAAACAGTTCGGAGTGTGGAACACAGGTGATGTTATCTACAAGATGCGAAAGAAGGGGGTGAATGTACACACAGAAATGAGAACAAAGGGCAACAAAAGATTTGCAGAATATAAGGTTATTTTGTAGGAGGATTTGTTCACTTTAAGTGTAAAACCCACTGATGCCGATAGGCTCGGTAAGATGTAAGCGACAAACGCTAACCTTGTGATAGAATATATTGAACGATTAAATATGACAAATTTACATAAAACAGTATTTTGGCATAAATTTTGATGTATAATAAGTAATGAAAATGATTAATAAGACATATAAGTTTAGGATATATCCAACGGTAGAGCAGGAAATACTTCTTGCAAAGCACTTTGGATGTACTCGCTATGTCTATAATCATTTCCTAAATGAACGTAAAGAGCAGTATCAAGCAGATAAAAAGTCTGACAATTATTACAAACAATCTGCCACTCTGACAAAACTGAAAAAAGAAGAAGATACTGAGTGGTTGAAAGAAGTTAACAGTCAAACATTGCAATTTGCTTTACGTTCTTTAGATACCGCATTTTTAAACTTTTTCAGAGGTGATGCTCAATTTCCAAAGTTTAAATCAAGGAAACATAAGAATACTTTCACAATACCACAATTTGGTAAACTTGAGGATGGGAAAATAATTATACCTAAATTCAAAGGAGGTATCAAGGTTAAGCTACATAGAGAGGTTAATGGTAAAATTGGCAAGATGAACATTACCAAAACACCAACAGGTAAATATTATGTTTCAATTTTCACAGAACAAAAGGTTGAAGAATTACCAAAAACAAATAAGCAAGTTGGAATAGATTTAGGGCTTAAAGATTTTGTAATTACTTCGGACAATAAAAAATTTAAGAATAACAGATACACAAAAAAATATGCAAGAGAATTAAAGAAAGCACAGCAGCATTTATCTCGTAAACAAAAAGGTAGTAATGGGTTTGAAAAACAAAAACTCAAAGTTGCTAAAATTCACGAGAAGATTGCAAGTTGTAGATTAGACACCTTACATAAAGTTAGTAAAAAACTTGTTGAAACATATGATTTAATAAGTGTTGAGGACTTAAACGTGAAAGGTATGATTAAAAACCACAAACTATCTAAACATATTGCTGATGCAAGTTGGGGAAACTTTGTTACACTTCTTCAATATAAATATGATTGGTATGGAAAAGAACTTGTAAAAGTTAATCGTTTCTATCCGTCATCAAGAACTTGTGGGAAATGTGGTTGGATAAATCAAGAATTAAAACTTTCAGATAGAGAATGGACTTGTAAATCTTGTGGCGTTGTACACGACAGAGATGTAAATGCAAGTAGGAACATTCTCAAAGAAGGTTTAAAAATATATCGGCAGGGACTGTCGATTACAAAGGTGGAGGATAAATCAGACTACTTAGGTAGCACGTCCGTTGAAACCCGAAGCCCATCCCATCGCCTTAGCGTGGGTGGGTAGTTCACTGAATTAGAATATGAAAAAGACACTCCCGAAATTAAAGGCTGAATTACAAGCTATATTCAACGCCTACATCAGAGAGAGAGATAGGGGAAAACCCTGCATCTCGTGTGGGCAATTCAAGACCCTTCAAGCAGGGCATTTCTTCCCGGTTAAAGGTTATGACGCTCTTAGATTTGATGAAGATAACGTACACGGAGAGTGTGCAGGATGTAATTGTTTTGATGAGGGGCATTTAATAGGCTATCAGGATAATATACTCACAAGAATAGGACTTGAGAGGCTAAATGCTTTAAAGGAGAGGGCGAGAGATTATAAAAAAAATGGTTACAAATGGTCACGATCTGAGTTGGAAGAGCTGATAAAAGTATATAAACAAAAACTCAAAGAAGTATGAATCTAATTACAAAGGTTATTATCTTTGCATTAGTAATAGCTATTTTACTTGTTGAATTATTATTGTTATCTTATAAAGTAGCGGGAGATATAGGGGTGATGGTTCTTATTATCATTTTTATGATTATGCTTTTAATAGGCAAGATAAGACGATGGGAGAGTTAAAAGAGTACATTGAGAGCAACTGGTTTGCAACAGATAGGGACGCTGAGAGAGCTAAAAAGATAGTAAGAGCATTAGGGATGACAGATGTGACCTTCCGGGTTCCCTCCCTATATTATGAGGTAAAAACAATCACCTATAAGGATTTTATTGATTATATAAAAAATGCAGAAGTTAAGACACAAGTGGCACGACAATAAGCCAGAGGAAAAAGAGAGGGAACATTCCGATCCAAGATATCATACAAGCAGATGGACTAAACTCTCAAGGAAGATAAGGGAGCGAGATCCATTCTGCGTTGAATGTTTAGCAAAAGGCATATACAAACCCTCTGAAGTATGTGACCATATCATACCTGCACAATTAGTTGAGGATTTTTATGACGAGAGTAATCTTAGAGGAGTATGCAAGGAGTGCAACATGAAGAAAGGTAACCGGGAAGATAAGAAGTATTTTAGAGAGAGGGTGAAGGGATCTGTAGATAGGTTTAAGATATGAGAGGCAGTGGGAATATGAGTACTAATGCAAGAATAGAACAATATATCTATGAAAACAATAAGGAAGTGTTTGATTTTCACAAGGGTTGGATGGATGAAGTAATACAAAATGGTGATATATAGCATTATACAGAAAGCATATGAAGTAGTAGTATAGGTAGGGGGGTGTAAATATCTAAGGGGCAAAGCCTAAAGACCACACACACAGGTTTTTGTACACATTGTCAAAATTGGGAGTTTTTAATAGTATTGAAAATCATTGAATATGAGCAAAGGAAGGAAGCCAGTTCCAGATCAAGTAAAGAAGTTGAGAGGCACAGACGACAAAAGACGACTGAGGGGCGAGATGATTAAAGCCAAACCACTCACAGCACTTGAGAAAGTAACACAAAAAGAGGTCTATAAGAACCTTCAGACCGACAGATCTAAGAGGATGTTTTACGAAAAGGCAGAGCAATTGATGGCTTTAAGTATTTTAACCGAACAAGACCTGGACCAACTGATGTTGTACTCTCACGCTTTAGATAAGTTGATGTTGTGTATCGAGAAAATGGAGACAGGAATGTTCAAGCCAGTCACCGATGAGGATGGCAATATCATTAAGTTTGTGCAGAATCCTTATCTGAAGTTATACAAAGAGCTCATCGTTATTGTCAATAAGTTGGGAAGTGAATTTGGCTTCTCTCCTGTTTCCCGGCTTAAAGTTAAGCCCACCGAGGAAAAAAAGAGTTCACCGTTACAAGAGTTGATTGCTTTGTCCAGAAAATGATCGATTACATCAAAATATCTCAAGACTATATCCACAAGGTTCTGAATAAAACTAAGCCTTGCGGAGAGTATGAGTATCTCTCTGTCAAGAGGCATGTGGATGATTTAGAGAGGGATTTTGAATATTACTTTGACACCGAGAAGGCTAAGTTAGTTTTTTCTTTTATCCCTCTTCTCAAACACTACAAGGGCGAATGGGCAGGGAAGGAGTTTGTGTTGAGCGACTGGGAGGCTTTTGTTGTTTATTGTCTGTTCGGGTGGCAGAAGAAGAACGGTGAAGGCAGGAGGTTCAATTATGCAGATATTGAGGTTGCTCGTAAGAATGGCAAGACAACATTTGCTGCTGCTATAGCTCTCTTTATGCTTATATTAGATAATGAAGCGGGTGCGGAGATATACGCTGCTGCTGTCGATAAGGAACAAGCTAAGATTTGTTGGGATGCGGCAACTTCAATGGGTAAGAACTCACCATTTTTAAGTCAATATCTTAAATTCTATCGTAACTCTATTGTGATGGAGGAGACAGCCAGTTTTTGTAAACCTTTGTCTAAGGATTCAAAAAACAAAGACGGATTAAACCCACATTGTGCTATATGTGACGAACGACACGCATGGAAAACTAATGAAGTCTTTGAGGTTATCAAATCGGGTATGGGAGCCCGGAAGCAACCTTTAATATTATCTATCACTACAGCAGGGTTTGATAAGAATGTGCCTTATTTCAAAGACCTGGCGTTGATGAAGCAGATACTCAAAGGCTATAAACATCAAGACAACTGGTTTATCATTATCTTCGAGCCGGATAAAGGTGACGATTGGAGGGAGGAAAGTACGTGGAAAAAAGCTAACCCTAATTACGGCATTTCAGTCTCTAAGGAATATCTGAGGAAGGAATTAGAAGATGCTATCAACAAGGGAGGCACGACAGAAGTAAACTTTAAGACTAAAAACCTAAATGTATGGACTGATGCATCTGACACTTGGATAAGCGAGGATCGAGTTATTCAAAATAACAAGGGTACGGCTATTGAAGAGTTGGAGGGGCAAAGAGCCATTGCAGGGTTAGACTTGGCATCGCATAAAGACTTTAACGCCTTTGGGCTTTTCTTTCCAGATCACCCTAACAAGCCCTATCATGTTACTTATTACATTCCCCGGAGTGCCTATAAAGATGAATATTTAGAGTTTTTACATGGTGGCAATCTGGTTATCACTGAGGGGGATTCGATTGATATTGATTTCATGCTCCAGGACATCACCGAGAAAGTTAAATTATATCAAGTGGAGAAGATTTGCATCGACCCTTACAAGGCATATCATGGTTTGGTGCAAGGATTAAAGAATGCAGGTCTTGAAGGGCTGCTTTTAGAGGTCAATCAGTCTATCTCCTATGTTTCCGAGCCTATGAAACTCATAGAGCGGATGGTGATTAATAAGGACTTTGATTTCATGCAAAATAAGACTCTCATCTGGAACTTCCGCAACATCACTACCTACACAGACCCGAATGGAAATATACGCCCCAACAAGCGAGATCCGAACATGAAGATAGATGGTATTTCTGCTCTTATCAATATAGTAGCTTATTGGATGAAGCCATCAGAGGAAAAAGTGGCATATAAACAAGGCTCTTTAAGAGTTATAACATAAAAAAACAATGAGGGATTGTTTACAAAAGAACGAATTTGAGGCTCTTTTCTGGGAAGAGGTGCGACAAAATAAGCATTTATGCTACTATCAAGCCTACGAGATAGCAGAAAAAAAGCACTTTCAGACCTTCAAGAGGAGGAAATATTCCTCTTATGATTCTTTTCGAGTTTGTCGAGATAGGAAAACGAAACATTGAACGCTTGTTTTTAGCCTCTTTAGACTTATATTGCGTTCATGAAATTGTTTAATTTTCGCAAACCTAAGGTGAAAAGCAATGTGAGGAACGTTGTAGATATGCCTTTGGAGGATTATCTTAAGCTTATTCCTGACTTTTCGGGCTCAGTAAGTGTAGAGAGTGCTACTAAGATAGCTGCTGTTTACCGTGCTATCCTTTTGCGGTCCGAAAATATTGCTTCTCTCCCTAAATCAGTCAAAAAGTTGGTCAACGATTCCTGGGAATCAACGGACCACATAGTGAATAATATTTTTCATTATCCCAACCAGTATACTAACGGCTTTGATTTCTGGAACAACATGATTATCAACTTAGATAGCTATGGTAATTCTTATGCTATCATAGATAGAGATGATAAGGGCTTTCCTATTGCTTTACACCAGTTGAAGCCTACGCAGGTAAGTATCTTGTTTGGCAAAGGGGTTAAGAAAATCAGGGTTACTGGCCATAAATGGTTAGATGGCGAGTATTCCAACGAGGATTTCCTCCACTTTATGATGTTCTCTTTTGATGGTATCTTAGGGGTGAACCCTATCCAGTATAACTCCGCTACTTTTGCCAAGGCTATTGCTTGTCGGAAATTCGGACAGGAGTTTTTTGAAAAAGGGGGACACATTAAAGGGGTGTTAGAAATGGATGGCTCCTTGGCTGATGATAACTATGAGGATTTTATTAAAAAGTTCAAGCAATCGGGTAATTTTGGCACTCCTCTTTTGGAGTATGGCATCAAATACAAGAATATAGGCGTCACACCTATCACAGCACAACTATTAAGCACTGAAGAGTTTTCTATTCAAGACATTTCAAGGGTTTTCGGCGTTCCTACTCCGTTTTTGAGTGAGCTTTCAAGGGCAACATTTTCCAACATCGAGCAGCAAAATATGTGGTTCACGCAATATTCTTTAAGACCTACCTGCAAGAGAATTGAATTAGAGATGGAAAATAAGCTTTTCTTTGCTAAGGAGAGGGGCAAATATTCCATAAACTTCAATTTGACTGGTATTTTGAGGGGTGACAGTCAGTCCAGAGCCGATTATCTTACTAAGCTGATACAGTCTGGCGTTTACACCCGGAACGAGGCAAGAACACTGGAAGGGCTACCTAAGAAGGATGGATTAGATGAGATAGTTTATCAAGGGAATTTAATAGGAGTTAACGATAAAAAAGAATAAAAAAATGGATAATTTACTAAGAAAATCGGGTAATATAAGGGCTGTTGGAGAGGAAAGAACCTTTACTTTCACCCTTTCAGACAACTCTATAGATAGTTACAACACAGTCCTACCTGTGAGTGAGTGGGATTTGGAGAGATTTAACTCTAATGGGGTTATCTTTTATCAACACGCTGGGTATAATTCTGTAGACCCCGACATTGTGATAGGTGTAGGAAGAGCCTATGTAGAGGGCGAGGAGCTTATCGGAGAGATAACTTTAGAAACAGAAGATGTAAACCCTTTGGCGGAAAAAATTTTCAAGAAAATCAAAGCCGGGACCTTAAAGGCGGTAAGCGTGGGTTTCTCTGCAAAATCTGGCGAGTGGGGAAGAGAGGAGACGGGCGACGAGGATGTATTTTACTTCAGAGGACTTGAATTACTTGAGGTTTCAATAGTAAACATTCCCTCGAATAAAAATGCTCTTAAAAGATTCATTGAGGAACACAAACAAGACCCCTCACAAACCGAAGAGCCTAAAGACACGGCAGAAAATGAGATAAAAGCAGACGAAGTTGAGGATACAGCTGAAGACATAGTTAAAGACGGAGTTGAGGACACATCTGAGGATACCCCTGAACCAGACAAAGAAGAAACAAGAGACAACACTCTTGATGAATATGATACATTTTTAATAAATTTAACAAAAAGCTTTTTACGATGAGAAGAAAAATTGATGTACAAAACGAAATGCAGGAGGTTGTTGAATTGTTCCGCAACGCTTCTGACGAGGAAAAGACTACTCTAAGAGAGAAGATCGAAGGCCTCAATAGAGAGATGGCCGACATTCAGATACTGGACAAGGCTACTGAATTCACTGCTAAGGAAGCGGAAGAGGTTCAAAGATTCTCTTTTGCTAAATTTGTTCGGGAAGCAGCTTCCGGAGGACTTACCGGTCTGGAAAAAGAGATGGACCAAGAGGGCAAGAAAGAGTTGAGGAGCTTGGGCAACACTGCTAAAGGCGTTTGTCTTTCAAGCGCGATGCTTCGTGCCGCTCTCGGACAAAATGTGACTACGGCTGCTGATGGCGGCAACCTGGTTCAAGATTCACCACTGAAGTATTTGGAGGCTTTGAAAGCTAAGCTGGTTCTCACTGGTCTGGGAGCGGAGTTCCTCACAGGCCTTACTGGCGACCTTCCTTTTGTCACTTCGAGCAACATCTCTGCCGCGTGGGGTTCTGAGTTTGAAGAGATGAACACTATCCAAAAGGCAGCCTTCACTATCGCCACGATGAAACCTAAGAGGCTTTCATTCACAACCGCAACGACCAAGCAACTTTTGGAGCAATCTTCTATCGATGTAGAGAGAATGCTACTTAATGAGATGATTCGCACACACGCCATAGCACTTGAGAAAGCAGCTATCAACGGCGGTGCTACCTCAGAACCTGACGGAATTCTTCAAACCTCTGGGATAGGATCTGTTGCAATGGGTGATGGTGGTGGAGCTTTGACCTTTGCTAAAGCTGTAGCTTTGGAGACAGCTATCAACCAAGAAAACGCTGATCTTGGAGCTTTGGCTTATCTTACTAACCCTAAGGTTGTGGGTGCGGCTAAGACGATAGAGAAAGCAACCAACACCGCAAGATTCATAATGGAAAATGGCCAGATCAATGGCTTCCCAGTAGCTTCAACAACTTTAGTTCCTTCTAACCTCACAAAGGTTAACGGGGCGACAACCGTGGAGAACCTCTCAGCTTTGATTTTTGGTAACTTCAATGACCTCAAGATTGGACAGTGGGGCGGTCTGGACATTATCGTAGATCCTTATTCCGGCAAATACACTGGAGAGATAGAGATGACCATTAATGCTTTCCACGATGTTTTGGTCACAAGGCCTAAGAGCTTCGCAGCAATAAAAGACATCACTACTGTATGAGAGTAAAGATACTCAAACCTATTAAAGGTTATGCAAACGGGGAAGGGGATATAATTAATATCCCCGATCCCTTATTTGATAAACTTATCAAGGTAGGCAAGGTTGAGGAGGTCGAGGAGGTTAAAAAAAAGGATATAGAAGATGGAAAAGAAGAGAATAAACGACCAGTCAATACACGACCTATTAAGAGGGGCAAAAAATCATCTAAGAATCATCGATGAGCAGTTTGATTCGATGCTTCTCGACTACTTAGAGATAGCTATCGACTACATCGAGAGGGCTTCTGGTAACATCTTTCTCCCTACTGAGATAGACTACTCCGCTAAGGTTGAGAGCATTGATATGGGAGGCTTCTATCCTATACAATCTATCGAAGCTACTTTTAATGGAGAACCGATTGATGTTAATTTTATTGGTGGCAGGGTGACGCACACCTTCGAGCAGGAGGGTGAATTGGCTATGACAATCACTTGTGGTTATGAGAAACTCCCTGCAACAGTCAAGGGTGCTATTTACCTATTCGTAGGAGACTTGTTTAAGAATCCAGAGAATAGGGTGGATGCAATGGAGATGCTCACTGGTCGTCTGATAAAAAGCTTTCGCAGATGGCAGATGTAACTCATATAGGGACCTTTGATAAGGTGATTGAAGTCTATAAAGTGACCAACTCTAAGGGGGCACAAGGGCAGATAATCAAAGACAGGTCTTTAGCCTTCAAGGCTTATGCTTCAGTAATAGAGCAAGGTTTAGATGAGCAGGAAGTAAAGTCGAATGTTAAAATCACCCGGGGATTGGATGTGACGACCTACCTACGACAGATAGACACGCTTTATGAGCTGAAATATAAAGATAGGTTTTACAAAATCACCAAGATTACTCCTAACGGGGTTTTTATGAGTATAGAGGCGTATGACTAAGTTAGAGATAATAAATGCAAAAGAGGTTATTGATACTTACACAAAATTACCGGTAAGCATCAACACTGAGTTAAAAAAGGCTATGCGACAAGGAGCCAAACCTTCTCTTGCTAACATCAAAGCCTCTCTAACGCAAAAAGAAAAGCGGACTATTAAGGCAAAAGTGACTGGCAAAGGGGGTATAAACCTTATTTTAGGCTCTTTTAAGAACAAAAAATCTGTAGGTATCGACCCCTATATGAAACTGTACTGGAAAGAATATGGTACATTGAGTAATAGATCAGCCTCACACGCCTTTAAGAAGCCTCGCAAACCTGCTACTTTAGGATGGTCGGGAGGTATAACACCGAGAGGGCAATTAGATCCGCTCTTAGACGCTGCCATTCCGAAGATCATAGACGCCACGAGGACTATTTTACGAGATAAAAATATAAATATATGACAACTGACACTATCATTTATAACGCCTTAGCACCTTTCAACGCAACCAAGACTTTAGGTGACAACTCACAGACGCCTTATATCGTATTTGCGAATACCACAGAGACCACGAAAAACAGAGATAGAGCCTATTTAGAGACCACCGAGCTAATGGTGACCATTGTGGCCGACAGTTACAGCGATGCAGATTCGATAGGTTTACAAGTCATACAAGCTATAGAGGGTTCTGGGTTGTTCGTTTCAAGATATGGCACAGAAGATTCTGTTATAGAGGAGAAGTTCGTCAAAGATATAGATTTCACATTGATAAAAACATTATAAAATAAAAGAATATGAGTTTAGCAGCTAACACAGTAGTTATTCAGTTTGATGGAAAAACATTCATCGGGCTGACAAGTCATAATTTTTCTATCTCCCCAGAGGTGCGAACTTCTATAACAAGGGATGGAGTGACAAAAGAAAAAGTTAGGTTTCCCTATTCAGGCAGCATTGAAGCTGTTGCCGAGATTAAGGATGTTGCCGAAACAACAAAGATAGACCGCAATGACGCAATTGCGATGGTTCTTTCTACAGCTCCCGTCGAGATTATATACACTCCCGGCACAGGGTCCGATTCCTACGAAGGGCAGATAATCATAACGGGGTTTGACGAGAAAGCAGGGGCTGACGACACAGTTACCTATACCCTGAACTTTGAAGATGATGGAACTATATTAACAAAAGTTGTGTAATGAAAGTACACGGAATAGAGATTAAATTTTCAGTAGCAGTCCTTTTTGATCTTGCCAAACTTAAGGGCTATAAGACCCTTAATGATTTTAAGGGGTTTAGCGAGTTAAGCCCTGATGAATTATTACAAGTGATTAGACTTTGCATGATTTCCGGAGAAAAGTCGCA